TGCCATGCTATACTCCCATCAATGCTTGGATTTCGTCATCATCTAATCCCAAGTCTTTTAATTTTTGTTTACCAGATGCTTTTTTTGCAGAATTATCAACTGGTGTAATTGTTGGTGGATTAATAATTGATTGCCTAAATGCTTCAACAACATCATCTAAGTTAGCATCTTCCATATTATCTCTTTGACATACTGCAAAAGTTCTATGTTTTTTTCCATCAATTTCTATTTCTATTAATGTGCCTTGATCTGTTTTTTCTATAATTTTATAACTCATAATTTTTCCTAATTTGAATTTCTTAAACTAATATGACAAATGGCAAAGGTGCAGCTATTGCCTTGAGCATTTTTAAAATAATAACCTTGACCACTTGGTCTATACCATCTGAAACTTCCACTATCACTAGCATTATAAGAAGAACCTGTTTGTCCACCAATAGCAGTTTGTCCACCACCAGCAAGAAGTATAGCTGATAAACCAGTTTGAGATTGTTCTGTAACAAACCATGCACCAGATGTGTTTGTAAATTCTATATGTCCATTATCAGCAATAGTTACAGTAGCAGTAGTTCCTAAATCAAAAGTTTTTATTGGTGGAGTATTGTGAAGTTTAATTGAACCATCGCTTTGAATAGCCATTTTTGTTGCTGCATTTGTTCCGAAAAGAAAAGCATTGTCATCATGTGCATAGTGCATAAATCCTACATTAACATCTCCACTATCTCCAAAATAAATACGACCAGCATTACCACTTCCACTTAAAATACTTATTCCAGAATTTGCAGATCCTTCGATTACTAATTCATCTGCATCATTATCTCCTAAAGATGATAAACCACTATCTCCAGATTTAATATGTAACATACCAAGATCAGCAGCATTGCCTGGATCATTGTTAAAAAAATTTGCTTTAGGTGGTGTAACTGCATCACTAGCAATTTTAGCAGTAGTAACTGCATCATCAACTATCTTAGCAGTAGAAACTGTAGCATCTGTCGGTGTTCCAGCAGATAAAGAATTACCAAATACAATTATAAAATCTATAACATCGCCAGTAGATAAATTAGATGCGAAAGTAAGTGTTGAACCACTTACAGTAAATGAACTTCCAGGCGATTGTATTGTACCATTTAAGCTGACTAAAAATTGATTAACTGTAGAATAATCTGTAAAGTTTACAGATCCATTCTGCATAGTGTATGCAGCTTGACCATTAACAGCAGTTATTGCGTCTAGCTTTACAAAGTTTCCTATTACTGGTGACTTACCTATATATGCCATTATTCTCCACCTCCATTGTCAATAACAGTTCCACCATCTGCTATCCATTTTTGGATTGCTTGATAATGTGAATTTGCTTCATCTATGGGAACACCCCAAGTTTTTCCATCTACTACTATTTCTATATTTAATTTTTGACCTTCTTCTCCATAAAGATATTTTGCTGATATAATATTCATAATTTTTCCTATAATAATTCGCTATCTAATTCTAAAATAGTGTTGTTTATGTGAGCTACATTGTAAATTCTATTATCTGTAATTGATGAAAATCCAGTACTATTAAGTGTCATAAGAGTTTGATTTGCTACAAAATGATTAACACCCATACTGCCTGTGGTATCGTTGAATCCACTACCATGAAAAGCTCTTAATGTTCCTGTTAAAGATACTGATGGACTTGCTCTTAAAGGACAACTTAAAGGAACACACCATTGAAGGTCTGAAGTTCCATACGATCTTCCTGCATAAATAGCACTAGGTGCAGTAGTATTATCAAATTTTTGATAGTATCTTTGACATCTTCTTAAATTTACATCAAAAGGTAAAAATTCAAAATCGGAGGCTGTAGAACCAATTTCTAACTGTACTCCAGTAAGATAAACTTCGTCATCAGTAGATCCTCCAAGACCAGGTAAGCTACCATTAGATAAAAAACCAACAGAATAGTTTTGCCAAGTGTTAGTAACACCAGATCCAAATGCAGCACTAAAGTACAAATAAATTTCAAATTCACCATTGGTTGTGTTTTCTAGTGCTTGAGAAGTATCGCCTGGAAGTGTAACAGTTTTCTTTTCCCAAGTATTAGCACTGCTAACAGTGTATTCAAAAGATACAATTCTTTCTTGAACAGAACTAACATTTTTAAAAGCAACAGTATAAGTTCCAGTTTTATTTGTTTTAATCCAAAAACTTAAAGTTAAACTTTCAGCAGATGATGTTCCATATTTTAAGTGCTGTACAAATGTACCTTCATTATTAATTCTAATGCCAACTTCATCAGCATTTGAAGTTCCAGCAGATGTGCAATCAAGTTTTAATGAATTTATAAATCCTTGACCAGTAGGTACGTCAGTAGATTGAGAAATAGTCCAAGTACCAGTATCAGTTTGAGTTTTAAATCTATCAACAGCCTTATACCCATCTGCTGTTGTTACTCCAGAGGCTGAAGTTGTTCTTTGAGCAACTCTCATATCTCCATTGATGATAATGTTTTTAAATGCTGATTGATTTTGTACTGTACCACTTGCAAGTTTAGCAGCAGTAATATTTGAATCTGCTATATCAGCAGTTGCAATAGTACCATCTGCTATTTTAGCAGACGTAATAATTCCATCTGAAATATCAGAAGCTGTTAATGCTAGATCTGCTGGTTTTTTACCTATATATCCCATCTTACGTAATCTCCATTATTGACAATGTTGCATCAATCTTTGCTGATACAGAACAATCAATCTTCAACACGTCTGTTGTTTGTAATACATATTTCCCACCAGTTAGCACTTCTAACGAGCTACCTGCAGGAATACTTGCATCTTTTACAACAGTTACATTTTCATTAGTTTCAGTATCAGAAGTATCTGATTCAATTTTAACTGAAGCTGTTACTGCTGTACTATGAACATTACAAAGTGTAAGTCCAATGACAACAGTTGTTGTTGAAGAAGGAACTGTATACAAAGTCAAAGCTGTACCTGCCGAACTTGGCATTGCTGCATTTGTTTTTACTTTAAAAGTATTTGCCATTTATTTCCTCCTGTTTAGCCTAACGCTATTGCTAGAGCTGTTGGATCATCTTTTGAAAATCCTTCGTTCTCTATGAATGTTGATACTCTAGATAAAGCACATTTTCTTTCTGTTCCATTAGCACCATCATCTACTATAATTAAATCTGTTGAAGCTAGATTAGCACCAATATCTGTTGCTCCATCTATTTCTAATGCACCTATATCTACTTTACCTGCAGTACTAATAGTTGCTAATTTTGAATCTGCAATAGAATTTATTGCAAGTGTAATATTTCCTGAAGATGTAACAGGTGTACTTCCAACTGTAAACTCTCCAGCACCAGCATCAGCTATACCTACACTAGTTACTGTACCAACATTTGATGGTGTAATAACTGAGAATGTAATAGTATCAGATCCTAATGATGCTGTATTGTTTGTTGTGCAAAGAAATATTTTATTATCATTTGTAGTACCTTGATTAACAACAATCATTTGACCAGATAATTCTGCAATAGTATCAAACTGTGTATCTCTACTTGCAGTACCACTAGCTACAACTGTATATAAACCATTTTGTGATCCTGTAGATTGATCTTTAACTAATACTCTGTCTCCAGTAGCAAGAGTTACTCCATCAATAGTATCACCATTTTGTAAATCTGCTGATAAATCTACATTACCTGTAGTAGCACATTCAGCTATAATTCTTGTTCTTAATCCTGCAACAGCATCATTAACATAAGATGTTGTTGCTTTTGTATCCATTTGTGTTTGGATATTTGAACTTACACCATTTAGATAACCAAACTCTGTATTAGATATTGTACCATCATGAATTTTTGTAGCTGCAATTGCTGCACTAGAATTAATGTCTGCATTAACAATAGAGTCATCTACAATTTTAGCTGAATTTACTGAACCTGTAGCAAGTTTAGCAAGTGTAACATTAGCATCTGCTATATGTGCAGTATCAATAGATCCATCTGTGTAGTGTTCACTATCAATTGCATCGTCAGCAATTTTTGCATTTGTAATAGCATCTGCTGCAATCTTAGCTGTTGTAACATTTGCATCTGTAATTTTTGCTGTAGTTATTGCTGTATCTGCAATTTTAGCTGTAGTAACTTGTGAGTCTGCAATATGAGCTGTGTCTATAGATCCATCAACGTAATGTTCTGAATCAATACTATCATCAGCTATTTTGGCATTAGTAACTGCATCAGCATTTATTTTAGCTGTAGTTACAGCACTACTTCCAATCTTAGCTGCTGTAATTTGAGAATCAGCTATGTGAGCTGTATCAATACTACCATCTACATAGTGTTCTGAGTCTATGCTGTCATCTGCTATTTTAGCATTTGTTACAGCATCAGCTGCTAATTTAGCAGTTGTTACTGATCCATCTGCAAGAGTTGCAGTTGCTACAATACCTTCAGGTATAGATGAGTTTGTTTTAGATAAAGCACCTACATAAATTGTAAGAGACTCACTAGACAATGATCCACTATCCCAAGTAACATTTACTGTTGTGTTTGTAGAAAATGATGAACTAGCTATTGTTCCAACAATTGTTCCAGTAGATGAACCTACTGCTTTAATTCTTCTTCCTGCGTGATAGAAAGCTGTTACATCTGAACCAGCAATTGTAAATGAAGTTGCACTAGCATATGCTGCTGTAAAAGATCCATCTCCATCACCATAGATAACCCATTGGCTATCATTATAAAATTCTCTTATTTCTGCTGCTAATCCTCTAAAAGCATTATTGATGTTAGAAGGTAACATACCTTCTGCTACACTAATACTTCCTACTGTTGTGTTGTTAGCTGCTGTTGTTGAATAATCTTTTATTCCTGCCATTTATTCCCCCATAAACCAAGCAAAAGCTTTGTTGTTTTCATTATTCTTTTCATTAATTAATGCATTGATAGCTTCCTCAATTTGTCTTTGAAAGAACTCTTGAGTCTCAAATGAATATCTTACATTATCTATATCTGTACTATCTGTCATCTTAATCCTGATCTAGATGCAACAAGATCTATTCCTTGTGCATTTGTCCATACTACACCACTTGGTGTTTTAACATTTACTTTTACATATCTTCCAGATTGTCTTACAGGATTCATACCTGAACTATTCATACTAGAAGATGATGAAGTTGTAACACTATTAGCTAATCTGTCTCTTGTTTTTAAAGTGACTGTAGCTGTAGCATCTACAATAGGTCTTATTCCTTGTATACTAGCTCTGTGATTAGGAAATATTTCTAATTCAGATGTTTCTATTTCACCTTCATTTCCTGTACCAGAGAAGATAGCTGCTTTGTAATCACTATCTACTGCACCTAAAAATAACTGACCACCATTCCAAAAATCTGTATCTAATGCTATATTAATTGCATCTAAGTTTTCAGATATAATATCCATAAGCTCTACAGTATATGCACCTACAAACTGTGTAAAGATTGTACTAGCATTAGCTTCTGCTAAAGACCATTTTTTAGTAGCATAATTGTAGATAATAATTCTATCACAAATACCAGTAGTATTGTTAGTATTATTTACACTTGGGTACAACCATAAAGCCAATTGATTAAATGGGTCTACAGCTGCACAGATTCTATCTGTATATGCTTTGTTTAAATTAGCATCAAAAAATCTATTAACTTTTTCTGCACCAATAGATGATATACTATCACCATTTAGTTCATAGAATCCATCATCTGCATAGAAAAATACACGTCTGTTGTCCTGGCAAACTGTTCTTCCATATACAGCTCCTCTGTTTGGAGATATAACTGAAAGCCTAAATATTGTTGCTCCACCGACATAGTCCATACGTATGATTTGGTTTTGCCTAAATACATACCCAATCTCACCAGATGTAATGTGTACTATTTCACCACCTGATCCTGGCAGATCTTGTTGGTCTGCTTGTTTACCTGACCAAACAGTAATATCATTAATACCTGACCATTGTATTCTGTTTTGATTTGATGATTGGTTACCTGTAACTAAAAAGTCTCGAATAACTCCTGATACTCTAAAGTTAGGTGTAGTACCTGCAGTTTGTATTGCACTAAGATTAGCAAAGTTAGTTGATGTACCCATTAGGTAATATTGTGGTGCATCTACTCCATTACTTGCAATTACATAGTTTCCAAACTGTGTGAATGTCCAAAAGTCTGTATCACCACCTGTAAGAGATCCTTTTCTAGATGTAAATGTTCCTGATGCTAATTGATATAAGTCTGTATTTTTTGCTACAAAATTATATACATTACCAGCATTATCTCTAAATGAACCTGCACCTCTACTATGTGCACCAATATTATTTGATGAATAATCTACCAAAGATGGAAATCTCTTATATGAATTAAGAGCATAATAAACATTAGTTGCTACATTAGCTCCTGGATTCAAATGTGGTGGTTGATCAGGTAGCCATTCTCCAAAAGGTACTTGCATTATCTGTTCCTATAAAATGATAAATCTGTTTGTACATCTGTTCTTTGTGAAACAGGTGCACCACCATATGTATCTTGTCTGTCATTATTCTCACATCTTTCTAATGAAGTAGAATACATCTGTAACCATTGTGATAGTTGTGTTTGATCTATTCCACCAAGAAAGTTAGCTGCATGATATAATGAACCATATAAATATATTGCTGGATGTTTACTTAAAATATAATTTGTTGTATTTGAATCACTAAGTGCTCCGATAGCTTTATAATAAGATAACTTCCCAGTATAGCTAGTATCAGGTGCAGGGCCGAATCTAAATTTTTCCACTTCATCATCACTCTCTATTGTGTAAGCTCTAGGTCTACCAGTTCTAGAACCTCCTTTGGTTTCAAACATATTGTGTGGTGTTATATATTCTAATGGATACTTAGTAGAAGATTGTAATATATAAAATGATCTTACAGCAAGAAATCCTGTTGGTACTGTTACTTGTTCAGCATCAATAGTAATATCATCTTGCTGTTCCATTTGTCTAATTCTTAATTTAGCATTAAAGTCAGCTTCTGTAAGTTTAATAAAGTCATCTTGTATTTCTGTAGTTAGATCAGATCTATTTAAGAAATTAGCAATAGATGCTTTTAATTCTGAATAAGTTGATAATGCCATTATAAATTACCTTCTGCTGTTCTAAAATATCTAAACTCATTTGAGTTCAGTTTAGTTTTCATTATTTTTCTTTGAATTTCTTTTGGTAGGGCAAACCAATTGTTGCTGCCATTATATTCTTTAGCCCAGATCTGTAGCACTAATGGAGGTACACTAGCTACTCGTTTCATTTCTTTGGCTTTAGACAAATATCCAGTATCATGATTATAAAGCTCTTTATTTCTTTTCAACAAAGGATTTACATCTTGTTGATTATTAATAGTTAGCTTACCATCTGATTCTTGGATATACTTAGTCTTTATACCACCATCGTATTCTACAGATCTAACTTTTCCCATTACTCTGTCAGTTCAGTTACATAAAGATTTGCAGATCCTATAACTGCAACTTTTTCACCTTCAGATACTTTAAAGTAATCTTCAGATTTAGATGCTAAAAATATTTTAGCATTAGTTGCTGTAGGTGCTACACCAAATTCAATATGACAATCAGCATCTGCTACGAC